CTCCGGGAGCGCATTACTGAAGAGCTTCAGTCTTACGACCCCAAATATCGGACCGTCATAACCGTCGACAGAAGCTACGAATAACTAACACGTTCCCCTGTATCGAGGCATAGCTCAGCTTGGTAGAGCGTTGCGTTCGGGACGCAAAGGCCACAGGTTCGAATCCTGCTGCCTCGACCACAAAAGCACCCCATTTGGGGCGGTCAAATAGGGATTTATAATCTCTGAAAAATTCGGCATAGTCGTTTATAGCGGCTATGCCGTTTTTTCGTCCTCTTCTGGAATGTTGATTTCACCGATGCAGTTGTATATTATCCGGATGCGCTGCATTCTTCGACCGTTAACTTTTTCTGTTTTAAATACGATGATTCTGTCAATGAACTCTCGGATGATTTCTGCATCCAGCTCTGGTATCTCCGTATACTTCCTGACAAGGGCCAGAAAGCGGTCCGTGTTAAGAGTTTGTTCTTTTGCAGTATCGAGTGCCTTTTTCAACACATTGACTCTCGCTTCTAAAGCCTTCTGCTCAGCCTCGTAATCCGCTGACATCTTGTGAAAGCGTTCCTCTGTGATGTTGCCGAGCACCTTGTCCTCATAGAGCTTCTGAATGATCTTGTCGATGGCTGAGATACGGACCCGGGCCTGCTCATATTCCTTTTGACTGAGTCGCAATTCTTTAGCAAGCTCCTTTTCCGAATTGTTGGTGACGATTCGGATGAATTCCGCTTCCCGTTCTTTGGCGAAAGCCAGCACCTTTCGTAAATCCTCCGCTACAAGCTGCTCTACCACCACATTACGAATCTGGTGAGAACTGCAGCCGCCTTTGACCTTGCGGTATGTTGCACAGACGAAATGTTCCTTGTCATGTGTCCATCCGTTAGCCCTTACCTGATATAGCTTTGCACCACAGTCTGCGCAGAACATCATGCCCGAGAGCTTTCCCATCTCGCCCATTCTAGACGGCCTTCGCTTGCCATCACGAATTTTCTGCACCGTTTCCCAAGTTCCTTCATCAATGATGGCTTCATGGGTATTTTCAAAGATCAGCCAGTCTTCTGGATTGTTCTGCATCTTGGTCTTGTTTTTGTAGGACTTCTTAAAGGTCTTGAAATTGACTGTATGGCCGAGGTATTCCATCTTAGCAAGAATATCTGCTACCGTCCGTGCTTGCCATGTATAAGGGTTTTCAGGTGGCCTTGCAGGAGTGTTGATACCTTTTCCTCGCAAATGGACCGTAGGAACGTTGATAAATTGTTCTTCAAGCTGTCGGGCAATCTGCGTGGGTCCGAAACCGGCCATGGAAAGTCTGAAGATCTCACGAACCACCTCGGCAGCTTCTTCGTCAATAATCCACTTCAGCTTGTCCTCCGGGTCCTTGACGTAACCGTAAGGCGGGTTGGTACAGAGCGGTTTTCCGGATTCTCCTTTGGATTTGAACACAGCCCGTATTTTCTTGCTGGTGTCCTTGGCATACCATTCATTGATGATGTTGAGGAATGGTGTAAAGTCACTGTCCTGCTGATTGGCGCTGTCAATGCTGTTGTTGATGGCGATGAAGCGGACGCCTGCCTCGGGGAGCATGATCTCGGTATAGTACCCGACCTTCAGATAATCCCTGCCAAAGCGGGACATATCCTTGATGATGATTGTTCCGACCATACCCGATTCCACATCTGCGATCATACGATTGAAGTCCGGTCGATCGAAGGTGGTGCCGCTGACGCCGTCATCCACATAGAAGCGAAGATTACGAAAGCCATTGTCCTCGGCGTACTTCTTCAGAATCGCTTTCTGGTTGACGATGCTGTTGCTGTCACCGGAAAGCTCATCATCGCGGGAGAGCCTGCAATATAGGACGGTAATCAGTGCCTCATCTGGTGCTAGTGTTTTCTTTTGTATTTTGTTGAATGACTGTCTATTCATACTAACCTCTCTTTCCGACAGTCTTCAAACGGTTAGGCACTGTGATATTACCGTACTATTTTGAAGTAGTCGAGTCGATTTCCGTATCTATATTTGAACTGTCCGATATCTTTTCCAGGTGCTTTGCGTTGGCGGTAATCAGCCTTTTAAGCTTGGTGTAGGCGCTTTCCTTTGCGGATTCGCTTACACAGGATTCAACGACATAGACGGTACCGCCAATGTCCGTTTCAAAGGTGCGGCTTTGATTTTGCGTGTCCATAAATGACCTCCATTTTCAGTTTTTAAGAAGCGGGTGCCGAGCCGGATTAGGACCCGACACCCTAAGTCTGCCTTAGGCACGCATCTGAAGAAGCTTGATGGCCTCATGGCGGATAAGGCATCCGTCAAGGAATTCAAAGCCAATATAGGCAATCTGATCAGTGACGTAGTACTTTTCTTTGATTGGTCTGATGGAAAGATTCTGTCTTTCAACTATCCAGTAGTAGCTGAAATCTCCAAAAGCAATCGCTTTGTTACCAGATTCCGGACTAGGCATAAAATTGGAGATCAGAACAGGTTTGCCAAGGATCGTATCATCAGTGCTTCTCCAGAGGTAATTCCCGCTGGCATCTTTAAGTTTACGGAGCGCTAGGGCGGTCTCATCGCTCATGACCCATACAGCGTGATTGCGATACTCAGAATCGAGACTGAAAAACAACCTGATGATTTCGTCAAAGCTGATGCTGTCAACAGCAGAGGTACTTACACCTATTTCAGCACCATTGGTCGGATGCAGGATGCCGTAAGGCTGATTTACACCATCTCCGTTTATGAAGGCCCATTCTTCTTTTTTACCAAAGCTGCGAGCAAATTCATTGGTGAGATAGGATTCAACATCAAACGCCGTATCCTGCAGAAAATCGTTTTGAAGCAATGTGATTCCTGCAAGTTTGTGTTCCTGCACACGGTACTGCTTAAATAACTGTTCTGCGTCAGGAATAGGGTTGTTCTCTGGAATCCAGTCTGCTGCTGTGCAGGCATCACTTGCTATGATAGATCCCCCTTTGGTTGTGGCGTTTATAGTGGTGGCAATTCTGCGAAAAAGGTTCTCTTTTGAGAGTGCTGCGAGGAAGCGACTGGTCGATTCGTTTGGCAAGAAGTATGCACCAGTCTGATAATCCGAGCCTTCCTTCAAATCATTGTACTGATCAGATGCGCCTCGAACTAAATTCCAAAATGACCTGTTATAAGCTGTTGATGTTTTCATGATAAATTCCTCCATAAATTTGATTTGGGGTTATTCCCCCGTTTGAATTCGCGTTTTTCTGCGTGAAGCCCCACGCCGCTGTCCGGTTGAAAAAGTTCTGGGGATTTAACATCCCCCTAGGGTCACTTCTTGCAGATGATGCACTGGAAGGCTTGTGTCTCATCGTTGTTGAATGATGAGTAAATCGGTACCATCTGAGCTGTGCACTTAGGACACCGTACCATTAAGGCTTCAAGCCTTCCAAAGTCATACGGCTTTGTTGCGTGTACCCGGATGGCGCCACTGTCATGGACCGTCATATAGAAGCGGCAGCCGCTTTCCTCTGCAACAAGATATGGGTTGCCGAAGAAGTATCGAGTACACAGTAGGTTATGGTCGTCTTGGACCAGAAGATAGGTTTTAGTAGCCATGCTTTTACTCCTTTCTCACATGGGGCATCTTGTGGCAGGTTTTACGGGTAGTTTCTCATGTGACTATAGAATTTAGGAACTACCTAAAATACCTGCCACAGTCTGCCCCTGTGTTGATTTACTCGAGGAATTCTGTTCCCCTGAGCAGCTTGTATCCGATGAACACAGTAGTCTTTTCACCTCCATTCCGGGGACGCTTTCGTACAATCTCTCCCACATTGGCCAGAGCAGTCTTAAAGTTTCTGGCATTTTCGGGGAAGTAGCCATTCTCCCTGCACCAGCCTTGATAGGCGTAATAGATGTCGGAAGTGCGTTCCTCACAGCTTCCATCCTCGACCAGGCGCTCTTCGATGAAGAGTCCGACCTTGTCGTTTTCCCGGTGGTAGGCAAGGGTCGCATCCATAACCGACTGCGGCATATCAAGGCCACTCCTGCGGAGCTTCGCATAGCCTTCCAAGGCCCAGTTGAGGATGCCACTGAGGTTTTCCTGCCGAAAGAACTCATCCTTCAGACCGAGGTCCCGCTCGAACTCATCGAAGTGCCGCTCAAAGGGAATGATCTTCACTCGCCCGCTGGTCAAGAGAGTCAAGTCAGTTACGGTTGGCAGGTAGTTGGTGTTGGTAAAGATTTTGAACTGGGGTTTGAAGTCAAAGCTGTTTTCATGCAAGAACCGAGCGTTGACAGTGTCGCTGCCTGTCAGCGTCTTAAGGAGTGCCGCGCTGAGCGTCAGCCGCTTGTCCGGCTCGCTGATGTTCACGAACCTCGCTCCGGCCAGCCGCGCCACATCCTCGGAAGGAGCGGAGCCGCTGCTATTTGGTTTCATTCCGATGGTTTCAGGCCTGCAGGTTCTGCCATAATCGCCACAGATGCGAAGAAAGGTTTCCATCGAGGTGCCTTTACCATTTCGGGTAGTTGCGCCGAACAGGATGAACATCGCTTCATGGCGGGTATCTCCTGTCAGGGCATAGCCCAGGCTTTTCTGAAAGAACTCTGCTTTTTCCCTGTCGCCGCTCATGACCTCGTCAATGAACAGCTCCCAGCGTGGACACTTTGCTGATGGGTCATAATGTACACCAGCGATTTTAGTAATGTAGTCCTCGGCCCTGTGTTCACGGAACATACTGGTTTGCAGGTTAAGCGTCCCATTTTGGCAGTTGAGCAGATAAATGTCGGTGTCAAAGGCACTTGCCGAAAGCGGATGCACGTCCTGAGCATCCTTGAGGACGATTTCCCGCTGCCTGCGGGTCTGCCATTTGCTGATAAACTCGATGTACTGCTTGCGCAGCAGTTCTTCCTCGATGGACAGGGCGTAGACCATCAGCTTGTTGGCCAGTTTTTTACACAGGTTCATGACCTTAAGGTTGCCAGTATCCCCTCGCCAAGCCATCCCGTCATAAACGAACCACTGCCTGCGCTCCGGCACATACCGGGCGATGGCCTTATAGTGATCCGCGAACAGGTTGCTGTTGCCGATGTCGTTCCATCCATAGCGAGGATTGCGATGGGGCTTCATTTCCTCCAGTGGCTTACAGCCCGACACTTCGAAATCCGTCTCGATTTGAGAGAGTCTTCCAATAGGACTGTATGTCTCAGAGACACCCTCGACCGCTTTTTCAAGGGTGATCTGTCCGTAGGTGGTTCCGCTCTGCACCCGGTCCCATTTTTCACGGTACAGACCACTTTGTCGGAACATCCTGTCCATTTGGGTGATATCCTCACCGCACCAGAACGCAAGATGCGCACACAGGGCAAGGTCTGCTTCACTATGGGATTTGCCTTCTGGAATTTCTCCGTTCCACAGCTTGATGAATTCCTCTTTGTTCTTAGCGGTCTTTGCTCTGCTGAGGACGTCCTCATCCGATAGGTAGGATATGGCGGGCTTTTGGCTCTTGTTTTTCTTTTTCACCGGCCTGAGCATAAATCGGTCCAGCAGGATCTCCAGTTTCTCAGCAGCCTCTACGATGTCTCCGTCTCTAAACACATTGCCGGTCACGGATAAGAACTTCTTTGTCACGCCATAGACATACACTTCAACGCCAATATTGATATTGTTGATGTAGTATTTGGCTGTGTCGTAATTGAAACCACTTGCTTTAAAGAGGATACGCAGGCCCTTACCGGATGGACTTTTCTCCATATAGCAGCGCTCAAATAGATCAACGATGGCTTCACTGAGAGCATTTAAGGTTCCGTCCTCGTTGATGCAGTGATCGATGTCAATGGCTGAAAATCGCTTAAAGATGCCAATCCCCAGTCCGTCAAATCGGCTAACCACTTCAAGCGCAGTTGTATAATCAGTGAAGGTCTTTTCATTGTTTGGCTGTGCTTTTCTCCCATTGATTTGATATGGCACCTTATCAGGCTTCACTTGCCCTTTGCGTTCCTCGAAATTCCAGAGGCAGAACTTTCCGTTTTCTCGCAGTGCTTTTGGCAGTTTGTCGTATTGCATTTTTTCACCGCCTTCCGAGGGCTGGTTTCTTGTCCCTCACTAACCAATGGAGCTAAAACATCGGTTTGAACGAAAAGAATCAGAAATATTTTCTCCCTCAATAGTCACAGGACACTTTTGCCGGTTTTGAACGACAAAATAATCAACTTCTTTGAAATATTCTGTCGCTCACCATATGCCAGGAGATCAAGACAATTCGGAGGGGGTGCAAATAAAAAAAGCACCCACAAGATGGTGTGGATGCAAACATGAATAGGCATTAAAAATTATGCGTTCTTAAATTTTATTGTTATTTTCTAGTATTAGCGATATAATTGGGGTATATTTGCGGGAGGTGCAAAACCATGGCAATAAGCTATAACAAGCTCTGGAAGCTGTTGATTGATAAGAATATGAAAAAGAAAGACCTGCAGCGTCTTTCCGGCGTCAGTTCGGCTACCATTTCTAAGCTTGGCCGAAATGAAAATGTGAACACGGAAATACTTCAAAAGATATGCGCCGCACTAAATTGCGACATTTGCGATGTCATGGAATTTGTACCAGACAAAAAAACGGAGGAGAATTAACATGAGTTTAAGTGCAAATATTTCTGAAAAGGCTGCTCTAATCTGGGCGATTGCAGATAAATTGACTGGAGTTTACAAACCTCACGAATATGGGGAAGTTATTTTACCATTGACAGTTGTTCGCCGCTTCGATTGTATCTTGTCAGATACTAAAGATGTTGTATTGGAGAAATACGAAAGCGTAAAAACACTACCTATGAGAGATGTATTGCTTCGCAAGGCATCAGCACAGCCTTTTTACAATACCAGCAAGTATACCTTTGAACGTTTACTGGATGATCCTGATAACATTGAAGCTAATTTCAGGGATTACTTAAATGGCTTTTCTGAAAATGTT